GAAGCCCAAAACTCAGCTTCAACCTCCTTTGGGACGAAGTAAAGAGTAAGTTTCACAAGTTTGGTCGATATTCAACTTGGTTTTATCTTCAAACACTCAAGCAGTGTTGCGATTTGCCAATTGAACCTAGTAGCTTGATGCTTGAAGATTTTGACGGAAGCAGATCGCACCGTAATGGTCTTTGTATGGCGCTTGGTCTTGACGATTGGTATGATCAAAAGCTTACAATTGAACAACTGGCTTATCTAGACGCTCAGTCATATCTGATACTCGAAGAAGTAAAGAAAGAGTTTCCGAACACTGATTATTTTGATATGGAAACCTGCCTGTGTTCTTTCAAAAAACTATTCCGAGTCAAGCACGGTAGATACCTTGGGTATTATCTAGACCGACAAGCTGAAGAAATTAAACAGTGTGAAAGTGACGGCTGGTATGGAATAGATTGGCAACCTATGTGGGATGCCCGTAAAGAAATACTAAATAGTAAGCTATTGACAAATAAGATTGATAATAGTAAAATGGATCTATACCTCAATGGCGTTTTAGATGCTACGGGTTTATTTCAATCTAATAAAGTTAACTTAGAAATGTTCATGTGAGGATTAATGAAAGTTATCGCTATTGGTGGTGAACCCGGATCTGGTAAAACCACTTTGATGAAAGAAATTATCAATCATTACGGCGTTGAGCCAAAGTACGAAGCATACAAGCTCGTACCATATCTTCAAAAAGATAATGTATACGTACTCGGTAAGTACGAAGAAGGCGAAGTGTTTTCAGGCACAGATCGCATGAGCATGGCAGTGCAGCCAGAAGCAATTAAATTTTTAGCAACTCTACCCAAAGACGCAACTGTTCTCTTTGAGGGAGACCGTTTGTTTACAGCTTCTTTCCTAGAGCACTGCCTGGACAAATATGAACTTTCTATTATCTATCTTTCAACGACTAAAGAAATTCGTGAAGAAAGATATAAGGATCGCGGTAGCAATCAGAATGCTACTTGGTTGCAAGGAAGAGAAACCAAGATTTCAAACATCATGTCAAATATGATGTTGATGTTTAATACTTCTAAGTATACCAACAATACGTTAGAAGAACAGAAGCAAATTTTAGATTCAATTTATAAGATGGTAGGTAAGTAATGGCAGTTGGAGATATTAGATTTGATACGGGATGCTGTGGTGGTGAAAATTGCAAATGCAAACAGGAAGGGCTGCCCATAACTTTAGGTGATAATTTCGAAGCGTATTTTAATGGCGAAAGAATTGACTTAGATACTAAAAGCCCTTTCTTTGAATATAAATATGCTGAGGATAAAATCCTAGCAGATCTCAAAACGCATCTAGATAAGACATATACCGAACACTACGCCACAGAAGATAAGGGCATCGAATGTTTTGATGCTTGGATTGCTTTAGGAGATTCCACTCCTACTTTCCGTAATACAGCCATCAAGTACCTTTGGCGTTATGGTAAGAAAAATGGAAACAACAAGAAAGATCTGATGAAGGCTCTGCATTACATATTCATGTGCCTTTACGTGGATCATTATAAGGATGAAAAGTGATGAATGTTTATATTCTACTCGACCGTTCAGGTTCAATGCAAACTCAATGGGGCGAAGCCCTAAGTTCAATCAATGCTTACGTCAAGGAACTTCCAAAGGACACAAACGTCTATTTGGCAGCTTTCGATCATGACTATTTTACTGTGCGAAACACCACAGTAAAGAAGTGGCTTCCTCTAAACAACGACGAGATTCAGCCACGTGGTAACACTCGTTTGTTTGACGCTGCTGCTCGTATTATGCAGCGTGCTATTGATGACAACGCAGAACGCACCATGATCGTTGTAATGACTGATGGTGAAGAGAATGCTTCTCTAAACTATCGTCAGGCAGATATCAAGGCGCTAACTAGCGTTATTGATTCTAAGAAGTGGGAACTTGTATTCCTCGGTGCTAACTTCGATAAGGTTGGCGACGTTGCTGTTAACAACTTTGGTCGTACTTCCAACAAGTTCTATAACATGACTTCTGGTAATTTTGGTTCTTCTATGACTACAACCTTAGCAACAGCATCAACAGCTTATGCTACTCGCGGTAAGTCTGTTGATTTTACCGATGAAGATAAGGAACGTGCGAGAGGTGGTAAGTAATGGAAATTAAGATAGAATTAGAAGTTTTAAGAAAGCGTGGCCTATTTGTGGCCACGCCTATGTATGGTGGACAATGCGCAGGTATGTTCGCACGTTCGGTTGCAGACTTGAGCGCAATCTGTTCTCAGAACGGTATTCCGCTTCAGATGTATTTCTTGTTTAACGAGTCTTTGATTACTCGTGCTCGTAACTATTGCGTGGACGAGTTTATGCGTTCAAAGTCTGAACACCTGATGTTCATCGACTCAGATATCGGTTTCAACCCGCACGACGTAATTGCTCTTATGGCTCTTCAGGCTAATGAAGAAGACAAGTACGATATTATCGGCGGACCATATCCTAAGAAGTGTATCAGCTGGGAAAAGATTAAGCACGCTGTCGACAAGGGTGTCGCTGATGAAGATCCAAACGTTCTTGAAAAGTTCGTAGGTGACTATGTGTTCAATCCAAAGGCTGGTCAGGGTTCAATTCAGATCGGCGAGCCTTGTGAGGTTCTAGAAATCGGAACAGGTTTCATGATGGTTAGTAAGAAGGCTATGCAGAAGTTTTATGACGCATATCCTCAGTATATGTATCGTCCTGATCATGTTCGTACAGAAGCCTTTGATGGTACTCGCGAAATTATGATGGCTTTCCAAGCTGAAATTGATCCTAAGTCTAAGCGTTATCTTTCAGAAGATTATTGGTTCTGTCAAAAGGCGCAGGAAATCGGTCTTAAGACTTGGTTCTGCCCATGGATGAAGATGCAACACGTTGGCACTTATATCTTCGGCGGATCTCTCGCTGATCTTGCTTCTATTGGAGTTAGTGCAACAGCCGACCCTAATGCATTGAAAAAGAAGAAGTGAGGTAATATGAATTTAATTAAGTTGACTCATCCGGAACCTAGCTACGAATTGTGGTTAGATCCGACTGAAATTATCGTAATGGAAAGATATAACAGACCTAAGAGTTTGATCCTTACGATGCAGGACGACAGACCTCCTGTCACTGCTCTTGTTTTAAAGTCAGGAAGAACTATGTCTTGCATGGAAACTCCTGATGAAATTATGGCGATTATCAAGGTAAATAGTTGACTTTTATTTACCAATCAAGTATACTAATGTACACTAACAATATGGAGACTATATAATGAAAATTTCTACAAGTACTGTGAATGTTCTCAAGAACTTTGCAAAGATTAATCCTTCTATCGTAGTTCAGGAAGGCAATGTTCTTAAGACGATTTCCCCATCAAAGACGATCATGGCCAAGGCTAATATCGAAACTGACTTCGCCAAGCGTTTTGCGATCTATAATCTTGATCGTTTCATTTCCACGGTCAGCCTTTTCAATGATCCTGATTTGAAGTTCGGCGATCGTTCGGTTGAAATCTTTGACGGTAATAAGCGTACGCAGTATACATACGCAGATGAATCTACAATTACCAAGGCTCCGGATAAGGAAATTAACCTTCCTTCTGTCGACGTTACCTTCACTCTTACTTGGGATAATCTCAAGGATGTTGAAAAGGCAGCAGGTGTGTTGAGCCTTCCAGAAATTATTGTGATGGGCGACGGTAAGAACGTTTTCCTTCAGTGTGAAGATTCTAAGAACCCAAGCGGTGACGTTTATTCGATCAATATCGGCGACACTGATAAGGCGTTCAAGGCAATTTTCAAGGCAGAAAATATCAAGATTCTTCCTGGTGATTATGAGGTAACGATCAGCGCTCGTGGTATTTCCCACTTCTCTGGTAAGGATGTTGAGTACTGGATTGCTGTTGAGCAAAGCTCTCAGTTCTGATTTACTTGGGGGAGCTTCGGCTCCCTCTCTTTTTGAATTATACATTATGGAGAAATATTATGAAAAGAACTGCAGTAGTTCCTAGAGTGTATCGTCATACATCTAATAATATGACGACAACTATCTTCTCTGCTTTGGGCATGGAAGGCAAGGGTTACAAGTATAAGATTTGTAATTGTTGCGGACAAAGCAAGCTTTACGGCGACTTTTATGTCAAGTCTAATAAGCAGCATGTTCATCCAGATCATATTCAAGCTAAAGATCTGAGAGGATATTGCATCCCTTGTTATGACGAAAATCATTCTGGAAGGTAATCATGAACGAAGAATTTCTCTGGGTAGAAAAGTATCGTCCTAAGACTATTGAGGACACCATCCTTCCGGTTGAACTGAAGGCAACCTTTCAACAGTTTGTTGATCAAAAGAATATCCCAAATTTGATTCTTGCTGGTACTGCTGGCGTTGGTAAAACAACGGTAGCTCGTGCTATGCTTGAACAGTTGGGTTGTGATTACATCGTAATTAACGGGTCTATGAATGGAAACATCGACACACTTCGTAATGAAATTCTCAACTTTGCCTCAAGTGTATCTCTCAGTGGTGGACGAAAGTACGTCATCCTTGATGAGGCAGATTACCTCAATGCCAATTCAACTCAGCCAGCCCTTAGAAATTTCATGGAGGAATTTAGCCGAAATTGCGGATTCATCCTTACATGTAACTTTAAGAACAGAATTATTGAACCGCTACATTCTAGGTGTTCTGTTATAGACTTTAAGATCAGCAAGAAGGATATGGCCAAGCTCGCCATGCAGTTTATGAAGCGAGTTGAGATTATCCTTTCAGCTGAAAACATTGAGTATGATAAGAACGCCGTGGCGGCTCTTATTCAGAAGTACTTCCCTGATTGGCGTCGAGTTCTTAACGAGCTTCAACGCTATTCTGCAACGGGTAAGATTGACACCGGTATCCTTGCTAACCTTCAGCAGTCTAGCATTCGTGAAGTTGTCGAACTGATGAAGCATAAAAACTTCACAGAAATTCGTAAGTGGGCCAAGAACAACATTGACACTGATGTTAATGTTCTCTATAATGACTTTTACGAAACAGCTGCGGATTACTTTAAACCCAATAGCATTCCTATGCTCGTGATGCTTATCGCCAAGTACCAGTATCAGAACTCTTTTGCAGCTAATCCTGAAATTAACTTCGTAGCTTTTCTCGTAGAAGTTATGGTAGAAATGGAATTTATATAATGAACGATAATGCTCTTATCTTTGACTTTGAAACTCTATCACAAAACCCTATCAATGGGGCGCTCGTATCCTGCGCCCTACTTACATTCAACATGAATGTTCTTGAACAAAGTGGATACGCATACGAAGATTTACTTTCACGAGTAAAGTATTTCAAGTTCGACGTTAAGAATCAGGTGCGCAATTGGAATCGTAATGTTGATCCAAAAACTATCGAATGGTGGGAACAGCAGTCTAAGGAAGCGTTGGAAACAATCAAGCCGTCTGAAAACGATAAGCCGCTTCCCGAATTTATGCCTTGGTTCACAAGCAACTTTGATCGTAGTAAGCTCAGCTATATTTTTAGTCGTAATAACACTTTTGATCCGGTTATTATTCAAAGTATATGTAACGACTTTAGCCTTCCTATCCCTTATGATTGGTGGAAAATTCGTGACACAAAGAGTTTAATCATGGGTCTTACCTATGGTCACAATATTCGCGATAGTTTTATTCCTCCAGATGCCGAACACAAGTATGTAAAACACGATCCCCGTCATGACGTTGTTTTAGACGTAATGAGGCTTCAGGTTCTTATTCACACAATTCATGGTGGAAAATGACTTTTTTAGATGTAACCCTATCAGAAAGGAAAAAGGAAGTTCCAGAAGAGACAGCTGCAAAGCTTGCTTATGATTGGAGATATGAGAACAACATCAACTCGAATACGACTAAACTAGATCTTGATACACAAGAGTTCAAGTACAACAAGTGGCGAACAAACAGCTCTATGTCTAACTTCTTAGAGAATATCATGTTCGCCAACGAAATGAACTTGAACTCCCATATCACAGATCAGATGCATTATGACTACTTGTTCTATAGTGTAAAGAAAAAGAAGAGGTTTGCATCTAAAAAGACCGCCAGGGATAAGGAAGTTGAGAAGCTTCAAAAGGTTGAAGAAGCCAATCTTGCTATAATTTCAGAGTATTATAAATACAATATAGTCAAATCTAAGGCTGCGCTGAAGACTTTGACGGACTCTCAACTTGAAATTATAAGAAAAAGATTGGAAAAAGGCGGGGTTAGATGAATGTATTGGATAGTTTAATTGAGGTGAAAATAGGAGAAGAAGAAGACTTCCTTAAGATTAAGGAAACACTTACTCGTATTGGCGTTGCTTCAAGGAAAGAGAAAAAGTTATATCAGTCTTGTCATATTCTACACAAACAGGGTAGATACTATATCGTACATTTTAAAGAAATGTTTTTATTGGATGGCAAGCCTTCTGATTTTTCGGACGAAGATAAGGGTCGTCGAAATAAAATTGTAGAATTGCTCCAAGATTGGGGGCTACTAAAAGTTTTAGAATCTGAAAAAATTAAAGAGCCTTTGGTTTCTATGAATCAGATTAAGATTATTAACCATAAGGAAAAATCTGAATGGTTTTTAGAAGCCAAGTACAACATGGGGCGAAAGAAAACAAATGGTTAAAACTTACAAGCAGATAGACGACGAAATTAAAGAAGTAAGAAGAAAATTACAACAGTCTAGGCTTGTAAATTTATACAATAAAACTATTGCTGATGAAAGTGTGAAAAATGAAATTACCATGGAAAGTACAGAAGAAATCAGAAAGCCCGGCAGAAGTTAAGCTTGAAGAAATCAAGAAGCTTTTATTTCCCCCTCTCGAGTTAAACGAAGAGATAGGAAAAGACGGCACCCTCATAAAGTTTCATGTCGATTATTCCGTAGACTCTAATCTAGATGCAGCGTTGATGGATCTACAGGACGGAAATAACGACGAAGTAACTCAAAATACAATCAACAAAGTTATCAAGAAACTCATAGAAGTTCGTAAGCTTCTAGAGGCTTATGCTCAGTTTGATAAAGAAGCAAAATACATCATAGTTGATGATCCTAAAACAGAAAGTATTGATGATATCACTTGACTTTTCTGTTTAGGTATAGTATACTATTTCTTTGTTTTGTGGAGTTGCTATGGATTTTTACACGAATGTTTTCCAAAGAGGTAATAAGATTTATGTTCGCGGTTACAAAGACGGTAGCCGCGAACGCTTTTTTGAAGAGTACAAACCGTACTTATTTTTACAAAAGGCTGGCGGTAAGTACCGCACACTAGACGGCAAGTCCGTTGATAAGATCGAGTTTTCCGATATCAACGACGCAAAAGACTTTATCAGCCGTTATGAAGATGTTTCCAATATGGAAGTCTACGGCCTTACAACTTTCCCTTACCTTTACATCTTCGATAATTTCAAGGGCGAAATCAACTATGATCCAAATACTGTTAAGACTGCGATTCTCGATATCGAATGTATTTCTGACGATGGGTTTCCGGATATTAAGCGCGCAGATAAACCAATTACAGCAATTACTCTCCGATGCAAAGGTCGCTCGATTGTATTCGGATGCGGTCTCTATACGTGTAAAAGAGGCGATGAACATTATATCAGATGTAAAAATGAAGAAGAACTTCTAGCTAAGTTCATTCAAGGTTGGCATGCGCTTGACCTTGATATTGTAACTGGTTGGAACATTGAGTTCTTTGATATTCCTTATTTGATTAATCGTATCAAGAACGTTCTTGGTATGTCGGAAGCCAAGAAGCTTTCGCCTTGGGGAATTATTACTGAACGTAATGTTGAGTTTAAGGGTAAGGAAAATCAAAGTTACGATCTGTTTGGGCTTTCCATTCTTGACTACTATCAGCTATATCGTAAGTTCATGTTCGGCAACCAAGAATCGTATAAGCTGGACTACATCGCTCAGGTCGAACTCGGAGAAAAGAAGGTAGACTTCCGCTCTCTTGGTTATAAAGACCTCAACGATCTGTATACTCGTAATTTTCAGCTGTACGTTGAATATAACATTCAGGACTGTTTACTTGTTGAAAAGCTTGACGACAAGCTGAAGTTTATCGAACAGGTCATGGCTTTTGCTTATGACGCCAAGGTAAATTACGACGATACCATGACGACTGTTCGTCCTTGGGATGTTATCATTCACAACTATCTTCTCGAACAAAATATCGTTATTCCACCATTCAAGAAGCAGCCTGATAATGATGCGCTGGTTGGTGGTTACGTTAAAGAACCAAAGATTGGGTTGAGTAAGTGGGTTGTGTCGTTTGACTTGAACTCACTATATCCTCATCTTATCATGCAGTACAATATCAGCCCTGAAATGTTTAAGGGCAAGGCAACTGGTATGCCGGACATTGAAACTTTGCTTGAAGGTAAATTCAAAGCACTGTATGACTTTGCTTATGCCGCCAATGGTTGTATGTATGACAAAGATCAACAAGGATTTCTTCCTGCTTTGATGGAAAAGATGTACAATGACCGAGTTGGTTACAAGCGTAAGATGATCGAAGCTAAGAAGCGTTATGAACAGACTAAGAGCGAAGAAGACTCTAAGTTGGTAGCGCGTTACCATAACATGCAGTTGGCCAAGAAGATTCAGCTGAACTCTGCTTATGGTGCTTTGGGAAATCAGTATTTCCGTTGGTTTAATCATAGCCATGCTGAAGCTATCACTATGTCTGGGCAGTTGTCCATTCGTTGGATCGGTAACAAGATGAACGAATATATGAACAGTATATTCAAAACCAAAGATGTCGATTACATTATAGCTTCCGATACGGACTCTATCTATGTTACGATGGAAGGTTTGGTAAATTTGGTTGCAAATCAAAACCTTAATGATGATACAATTGTTGATAGATTAGACACTTTTATCGTAGCTCGTATTGAACCGTATATGGAAAAGTGTTTCCAAGAACTGGCTGATATGATGAACGCCTATCAGCAAAAGATGTTCATGAAGCGTGAAACTATCGCCAACAAGGGTATCTGGCGCGGTAAGAAAATGTACATTCTGAATGCTCTGAACGTTGAAGGGGTTCAGTATGAGAAGCCTAAGTTGAAGATGTCCGGCATCGAAGCTGTTCGTTCATCTACTCCTCATGCATGTCGCGAAAACATTAAGAAGGCATTCGAAATTGTTATGAATGGTGATCAAGCTCAGTTGATCAAGTTCGTTGAAGAGTTCAGAACTAAGTTCATGTCTCTTCCGTTTGAACAGGTTGCTTTTCCAAGAGGCGTGAAGGGTCTTGAAATTTATGCGGACGCTTCTACGATTTATAAGAAAGGAACTCCTATTCAAGTGAAGGGAGCTTTAATCTTCAACAACATGCTTAAGATCAAGGGCATTAAGAATATTCCTCCGATTCAAAATGGTGATAAGATTCGCTTTGCTTATCTGATGTCTCCTAATCCAGTCAACGATATGGTCATTGCAACACCTGATGAACTGCCAGATGAGTTTGGTCTTGATAAATATATTGATCGAGAAACTCAGTTTGATAAGTCGTTTCTCGAGCCGCTTCGTTCTATCACAAGCGTTATCGGTTGGGAAGCGGAACATAGAGCTACGTTGGAGGATTTTTTCTCATGAGACTAAATGAAGATGATGATTTCGGCTTTACATTTGCCGATTCTAAAGAAGCACAAACAAAGATCGTATCTAATGAAGACAGAGCTATCGCAGCTGAAACAAAGTTAGAAGGTTTGCGCGAAATGATTATGCCTCTATTAAAAAACCTTATGAAAAATCCTGAAAAGGATACTATTCTTTGGCCTAATAGAGACAAGAAGATAAAAGAGTTCATTCAGAAAATGGATGACTATATAAAGAGTTGACTTATACAAAATACACACTTATACTATAACATACGCCTATATGGAGACACAAATGTCATTAAGAGATAAACTTATAAAAAATTCAACGATTAGTCTTACAGATACCCTAGAGGACAGTAAGATCTTCACCAAGAAGGATATGATTCCTACTCCTGTGCCAATGATTAATGTTGCGCTTTCAGGTACCGTTGATGGTGGTATTACTCCCGGACTAACAATGCTTGCTGGTCCGTCAAAGCACTTCAAAACGGGATTTGCTTTGTTACTTGCCTCTGCTTTCCTTAAAAAGTATTCAGACGGAATTATTCTGTTCTATGATTCTGAATTTGGCACACCTCAAGATTATTTTAAAACGTTCAACATTCCATTTGATCAGGTAGTTCATACTCCTATCACAGATATTGAAGAGCTAAAGTTCGACATTATGGCACAACTTAAAGAGTTGGGTCGTGACGATAGAGTTATGATTGTTATCGACTCTATTGGTAACCTTGCTTCAAAGAAAGAAGTTGAAGACGCTCTAGATAAGAAAGCTGTTGCTGATATGTCTCGTGCAAAACAGCTAAAGTCTTTATTCAGAATGATCACTCCTCACTTGTCTCTCAAAGATATTCCTATGATTGTGGTAAACCACACTTATAAGGAAATCGGCTTATACCCGAAAGATATTGTTGGTGGTGGCACCGGATCGTATTATGGTTCAGATAATATCTGGATCCTTGGTCGTCAACAGGATAAGGACGCTGACGGCATTCAGGGATATCACTTTGTTATTAATATTGAAAAGAGCCGTTATGTCAAGGAAAAGTCTAAGATCCCTATCACGGTTTCTTTCAACGGTGGTATAAACCGTTGGTCAGGACTTCTTGACGTTGCTCTTGAAGGAAACTATATCGCCAAGCCGAAGGCTGGTTGGTTTGCCGTTGTTGATCGAAATACTGGTGAATTAAAGGCTCCTAATATGAGAGCTTCAGATATTGTAGATAACAAAGAATTTTGGACCGATATGTTCAAAAATACAGACTTTGCCAAATATATTGAGAATCAATATAAGATCGGGCTTGGTTCTATTCTTGAAGAAGAAAATGCAGAATTAGTATGAGGTATAAATGGCATTTGAACAAGTTATCTTTAGCAACCTTGTCACAAACGAGGAATATGGCCGCAAGGTAATTCCTTTCCTTAAGGATGAATACTTTTCGGACTACGGCGATAAGATACTGTTCAATATCATTTCTGATTACGTAAAGAAGTATAACTCTTTTCCATCTAAAGAAGCACTGGCGATTGACCTCTCAAATAGTGAGGTCAATCAAGAAACCTTCAACAAGTGTAAAGATTTTATTTCTACGATTGAACCTGACAACACAAAGCTAGAATGGTTAGTTGATAAGACTGAAAAGTTCTGTCAAGAAAAAGCCATCTATAATGCTTTGATGAAGTCTATTCAGATCATTGATGATAAGAACGGTACGATATCAAAGGGAGCAATCCCACAAATTCTAACAGACGCATTGGGCGTTTCTTTCGATACCCATATCGGCCACGACTTTATCAAGGACGCCGAATCTCGTTATGAGTTCTATCATATGAAAGAATCTCGTGTGGCGTTTGATCTTGAGTACTTCAATAAAATTACTCAGGGTGGTATACCTAAGAAAACTCTGAACATTATTCTTGCGGGTACAGGTGTTGGTAAATCGTTGGCAATGTGTCACTTCGCAGCCGCCAATATGGTTGCTGGTCTGAACGTTCTTTACATTACTATGGAAATGGCCGAAGAACGCATTGCTGAACGTATTGATGCAAACTTACTTGACGTTACTCTTGACGAACTAAAGATTCTTCCAAAAGCTTCTTATGATAAGAAGATGGAAAGATTGAAGGAGAGAGTTAAGGGTAAGTTGGTTATTAAGGAATATCCTACTGCATGTGCTGGTTCAGCGAACTTCCGTCATCTTCTAAATGAGTTGAAGATCAAGAAAAACTTCGTGCCTGACATTATCTACATCGACTATCTTAACATCTGTATGTCATCGAGGATCAAAAATGGAGCCAACGTCAATTCTTATACCCTTGTCAAAGCAATCGCAGAAGAGCTACGAGGGTTGGCAGTGGAAAACAATGTTCCTATCGTCAGTGCGACTCAAACAACTCGAAGCGGATATTCGAACAGCGACGTGGGATTGGAGGATACATCGGAATCCTTTGGACTCCCAGCCACAGCTGATTTTATGTTTGCGCTCACCACCTCCGAGGAGTTGGAAGAACTCGGTCAGATTATGGTTAAGCAGCTTAAGAATAGATACAATGATCCCAGCGTTAATCGTCGGTTTGTTCTTGGGGTTGATCGTAGCAAAATGCGTCTCTATGATGTAGAGCAATCTGCTCAGGATGATGTAATGGATGATCGGCCTGTGATGGATAAGACTGAATTTGGTCAGCAGGATTATGAACGTAATCGAAAAAAACCGAAGTTTGACAAGTCTAAATTTGAAGGGTTTAAGTAGGGAAACCCGTTTTTACTAAATACTCCTAAACAACAGGAGTGTTTTGTATGGAAAAGTATGGATTTATCTATCTTTGGTTTGATCGTAAACATAAAAGATATTATGTTGGATCTCATTGGGGAACAGAACAGGACGGATATATCTGTTCATCAAATTGGATGAGAAAATCTTACGTTCGTCGACCAGATGATTTTAAACGAAAAATTATCAAAAGAGTCTATTCGAATAGAATAGAATTATTGGAAGAAGAACAAAAGTATCTCAATATGATTAGACCAGAAGAAGTAAAGACAAGATATTATAATTTGAACCTGTCTGTTAAAAATCCATGGTATAAACACCCTGAGCATGTAAAAACAGTAGGTCAAAAAATATCTGCATCTAGAACAGGTAAAACTTATTCCAAAAGAGGACCAAGAACTGAAGAGGAGAAAAGAAAAATATCTGAAAGAACTTCACTTGCTATGAAAAAATATTTTGAAAATAATCCAAAACCTAAAGGTATTCGTAGAGGTTCATATAAAAAGCGAAAAGGAAATATATAATGGCTAGATCGCAGTTTCACTTTCATAACGTTAATGTAAGTTCGGACTCTTACGTAACTGAATATAAAGCTCCAACTGACGAGTCCGTTCGCCTTTTGAAGGAAATGGAGTCGGAAGCTAAGCAAAAAATTGTTGACTCGATCACCGTAAACAACACTGAGTTTGAGTGCAACATTCAGTCTGAAATCGACGGTTTGAACGACAAGACGACTTATTGCGTCACATATCGTATGAACGGTAAAAAGAGCCGTTTGTATGTCGATATCCCTAACTGGAAAAGACCAACGGATGTTGAGGTGATGATTAAGGTTCGTGATGAGTTGGCCAAAGACATCGCCAGTAACATGATTGATAGCGTACTTCGTAATGCAGAAACCAGAGGAGTTTTCATTGACAAGTTTAAATCGGTATCATAAAGACGGAACGTTACCAACCAACGCACAAGATATATTTGTATTCGGTTCTAACCTCGCAGGAATACACGGCGCTGGTGCGGCCAAGGTTGCAAGGGATCAATTCGGCGCTCCACTAGGCGCTGGATGCGGATACATGGGTAATGCTTATGCTATTCCAACCAAGGATAAGCGTGTAGAAACTATGGACCTTTTTGAGATAAACAAATACGTAAAGCATTTCATTTACTTTACGCAATTGTTTCCGGAGCGCACCTTTTTCGTAACCCGAGTCGGTTGCGGATTGGCAGGGTATTCGGACTCTCAAATTGCACTGATGTTCATAGGTGCAAAAAACTGCTCTTTCGCTGAACAATGGAAACCTTATCTGGAGATTAATAATGGCCTTTGATTATAAGATTATTGAGAACAATGGTGTGTTTTGTGTTTGGGAAATCCCAACTGAACAGACAATCAAGACCTTTATGGATCGTAAAGAAGCCAAAAAGTTTCTTAGACATCTTAATCTTGGAGGAGGATTCAGCGGTTGGACACCAACTTTTTTTATGAAAGAGGTTGATGTAAAGACAAGTACAACCTAAATAGAAACATGATTAAAACATGTCGTACGATATAATTGCGTACAGAGGCACGAGGCTAATATGAGAGTCACATGGAATAGTTGAGAGTATCGGTGGGGTTCCGCTCAACACATGTTTTATCTATTTAAAACAGGCGAGTCTGTAAAGGCTCGCCTTTTTCTTTTGGTTAAATTTGTTGTATTATAAATACATTAAAAGCGATAAGGCCATGTGCAGACTCGTAACATAACGGATAAGCTCAAAGGGAAACTCCGATGATAGAATTAAATGACAAGCAAAAGCTTGCGATATACAAGAAGTCTTTAACTTCTGGACATTCAACTGGCATTTTAGAAGAAGTTTATCGTCGCGGTTATACCGTTTGGAACGAATCAAACAACGGTAACCCAGAACAGTTCGGATTTGACCGTTTAAATTCCTTTATTTCAGGCGGCTTGGCCGCAAAGCTTGACGCAGACCTACTTGATGAGAAGGTCAAACCATCTACAGGTGGACTTAAGAAAGCTTGTTGGAAAGGTTATACTGCTGTCGGAATGAAAACGAAGAACGGTAAGAAAGTTCCTAACTGTGTTCCAGAAGAATATACAGGCGCTGAAAAAGTTTCTAGCGACCCTAATAATCCAGCCTCAAGATTTGACGCCACCAATTCTCTAGTCGCAAACTATGCGTCAGCAACTCCAGGCGAATCAAAGATAAACAAGATTAAGAAAGTTGTTAATGAGGCAACTTACAAGGGTAAAACTGTTCCGCTTAATAAGCCAATGAAGGGTGATGTTAAGAAGTCAAAGGTATTCGTCGATCCTGATGGGGACGGCAAGGCGCAGAAGGTAAACTTCGGCGATAAAAATATGTCAATCAAGAAAAATCAACCAGGACGCAAGTCTTCTTATTGTGCGCGTTCTGGTGGTCAAGGAAATTTAACTGATAAAACAAGCGCCAATTATTGGTCGCGTAGAGCATGGGATTGTTAATTATGGCTGAAGAAAATAATACACTAGCAGATTCATTGAAGGTAGTTTTAGCAGATACGTTTGCTTTTTATCTAAAGGCTCACAACTATCATTGGAACGTTGAAGGAGAAAACTTTAACGATTATCACGCATTTTTCGCTACTTTATATAACGAAGCTTGGGCAGCAACAGATGTAATTGCTGAACACATTCGCACGCTTGACGAATATGTTCCGGGTTCATTTGGTAGATTTTATCAGCTGGCTACAATCTCTGACGAAACAAATATTCCTACTGCAATTAACATGGCTCGTAAACTTGAAGAAGATAACAAGAAGGTTATTGCTTCTCTAACGTCTGCACACGAGTTGTCTGAAAAGGCAAATAAAATAGGTATAACTAATTTCTTAGAAGAACGTATTGACATTCATGAAAAGCATGGCTGGATGTTGAGAGCTATTACAAAAGGCAGAGGCTAATGAAAAAGAAGATAGGTTTAGAACACACAATCAGAAATATAATGACTGAATCTGTCGGTGCTATTGGCACTGACAAATTTAGCAGAACAGCTAACTCTTTCTTTAAGTCTTTTCACGCCGAACCAAAGGTTGGTGATACTCATCCTAACGGCAACACAGTTCGTGCAACTCGCAACGCACAAAAGGAAGCGGGTAGCAAAACTATGAATACTGTTACTGAAGAAGAACAGGTAAACGAATTATTCAAAGGAAAAGAATCTCCTCTTGATCCGGTGTTAGACTATCTTTTCAAAAAGTCACCAAAAAACTTAGCGCCTCCTAGTGAAGCTCCTACTGTTCCTAAACCAAAAATTGAACCAAAAGAAGCTCCTGTAGAAGTTCCTGTAGAAAAACCAAAGGAAGCTCCCGCAGAAACTCCAGTTGAAAAGCCAAAAGAAACTCCTAAAACTGTAGAAGAGCCTGTAGCAAAGCCAGATTTAAAATTAAAACCTGATGATGCTACTAAGCCAAAGCCAGGAGAAGAAACTCCTCCAAAACCAAAACCAGAATCTTCAACACGACCTAAAGTTGATGAGAAACCAAAATCAAAAGCTGGC